ATAGGACTTTTCGGAAATTAATTTGCCGTCGCGGAAATACATTCGACGGCCATTGGCTCCTTTCCGAGTGTACAGTCCAACAGGCACAAGCAAATATCGTTTAATTGATTATATAAGCGTTTTGTGTTACACCGCTTTAGAACAGTGTTTACAGAGTACAGATCCTTCAGGACTTCTAATACCAATATATGACCTGGTCATTGATTCACAACGAATACAACGCCCTGGTGTTCTATTGCTATAAGCCATTAATCGTACCCGCCGAGTTTAAGAGCCGCTAAGGTCTTTTCTGTGTTGCATGCCTGGCAATCATAGAATGAGCCGCAGACACACTTAGAACGGCCACTATTCCAGTCTGAGATAATGATTATAAAAAAGTCATTCCAGGACAGAGGAACCCTGCCTTTTGTAGCATGCCATTGGATCTTAGTTTTATATTCTTCTAACATCTCCATGACATTTCGGTCTAAAGCTATCCTGGCGCGCTTACTCATTCATCACCTCTAAATTGTGGACAGCTCCACACCCATGTCTGCAAAGACCGTTTGACAGCAACCCGATCCCTCCGCATCCCAAACACACAACATCAAAGAATTTGTCTTCATTCATGATACCACACTGTAGAACAGGGTGTATACAGTTAGTGCTAGGCTCTTCTGTACTGTATTATGTCCTTTTTACTAGGTACGACGGATTATTATTCTTCTTCTTCTTCTTCTTCTTCTTCTTACGGATCAATAAATTTCTAGTAATAATAGGGGTGTTATCAAAAAATGGCCGCCAAAAGAAACACCTAGAGCTCTGTTACACGTGAAATACCCCCTATATCGTGCGTTTTTTTGCTTTCCGTCTGCTTATTTCTGCAATGCCGAGCCTAAATCATGCTTATGGCTGCTTCCTGGTTGCTTTTTACCTGCTTCTGCTATCATCGGTAACACTTTAGACGCCAAGGCTTGCACGTACCATGGCGATCCAGAAAGTTCGGAAGTAATCCCATGCATAATAGAAAGTTGCGTACCCTCCTCAGATCCTTTAAGTTCTTTGGCTGCGGCCCCCATGGAGCCAGCCCAGAATTTTTTAAGGCTCTCTCTCGCTTGTGGAAGCATGAATTCTTCAAAATCAATTAACATCTGTTCTCTGATTTTTTTAGTGATCACATCCAAGGACATTAACAAAGTCTCGTCACTTTCTGCGGATTTTAGCCAGCTCTCTATTTTTTCTTGAGTTCTTAGCGGTATCCAGTAAGTATAAATTAATAAGTAAAGCCCAAAGCTCAAAATCCAAATGGCGGCAACCGTGGTATCGTTCATATTCCAAGTGCCTGTCTAACTCTCTCTTCGATTACTCCCCTGGTATATCCTTTTTGAACCAGGCAACTAGTGATCCAGGGCCAAGCAGTATATTTGTTGTATAGGATCCCCAGGGTATCTTTAGCATTCTTTTTGCACGCGGCAAAGTCCTGGAGGAATTTCCTTTCATCTACTACACCAGGTATAACTTCGCCTAGTTCTTCTTTAATTTCTTTTATTATATCTTCTGCTGATGGTATATCTACATCTTTTAAAAATTTGATAACATCTTCTAAAACATCAAGACTCTCATCTATTGAATGATAGATTGAGGCTAAGACAACTGGCTGCGGCACATTAAGATCTACTTCGAAAGGCATTGGTTCAGCCAGGGCAATTAATTTAGATACGGCGTCTGCTCTTTTATCAATCTTAGCAAAACCTAACCAGGCACCGAAAATAATCATCGGTTGCATAATACCAATTATTGCAGGTAAATATCGATTCCAATCAATACCCTTCATTAACTCCTCGAAACTATCTTCCTTCTTCATACTCGATAACCTGTCAACATACACGAAATAAACCCATTATTATCAGATTGAATTGCTTGGATCTTAACCGTTGAATTTGGCGGGATCATGAATTCAAACATTTTGGGCTGGTTGCCCAGGTTATCCGCATCCACAACAAATTTTTCCACAAATAAGGCGGTACCATCAACGTTGATCGTATACGATAGAACTTCTGTGGCGGAGATCCCACTCCAGTCAATCCCTAAAGTTACCCTGGTTAAATAAAATGCGGAGGGATTAGTATAGGATAGCAGAGTGACTCCCGATGCGCTAAGTGCCTGGCTTCCACTCCAACCGTAGATGTTACCACCCTTGGCCCTGGAGACTGATTTAGATGCGGCTAGGGTCATTCATTATAGATTCTGCCATTAAACATAGCATTCCAAGTCTGGCTTCCAGATCCGCTAGTACGTGCTAATGAAACTACAACCTTGCTGAGAGGTGGCATCGTAAAATGCAATTCACTTATTTGTTCATTAATCTTATAGGGTACTATATATTTAAATGCTACAACTTCTATATTATTAATAGTTATTAATAAATCGAAATCATCATCGTTAGCACCATCCTCAAAAACCTGAAAACGGCCCTGAATAGGTTTGTTGCCTGTTTCAAAGTCAAGCATAGTGGTAACCGCTGAACTCACACTTATATTTCCTGAATAAGCAAAGACTAATGGAATGCAATATTGTAATCCTTTACCAGCAGTAGCAACGACATTGCTTCCCTGTTTAATATGTGCCATTCAAGCCAAAATTACTCGAAATATAGAGTAACTGTTCCAGAGGATGCCGCCATACTGCCGCCACCACTAATCTGAATTGCTATTTGGAGATCAATGTTGTTCGCAGTGCCAATAGGAAAAGATACTGGAACGGATGTATAGCCTTCTGCGCACGCTGCGTCAGCAGTGTCGCCAGCTACTCCCCATATGGTAAAGTTCTGTTCTGAAAAGTCAGATCCTAATAGTCTGCATACAACCTGGGCGCCTTTTGCATTAAATACATCAAAGGCACAATCCACGCGTACAATACGCTGAGCACCGCCAGGCACCATTATATTTCCCAGATTACTGGAATTCATGTTATCCGTTAAAGAAAAATATTCCTTATCGGTGGGCGTGCTATCGAAAGTTCTTGATATTGTTGTTACCATTTTATAGTCTGAAGTAAAGCTTACTTCCTCCGAGTTTTAGTTGTGGAAACTGCTTCCTGGCAAATGCTCCCAATAGAGCAATACCTCCCGCAGTAACTAATGTCTTTCTTCCTGTATCCGTTCCGATCATATTCATGGCATTCCCAGCGAGGGTACCGAATGCCTGACCTAATTGACCGTCTGTTATGTCCTTGATTACGCCTTCACCCTGCATCTTTCCACCGTTGAAAGACTTTCCAGCGTTTAGGTATGCGGCTATTGCGAGTCCAGATGCCATACCCGTGACACTTGGATGGGGGATTCCTTTTTTCATGTAATTGCTCCTTTTTGGATTATTCTTGTATGCCCGTCTTGCTGTTTTCCTCACTTGCCCTTTTCGTGTGGATCTCTTCCCGTTTGTGCGGGCTTTAGACGCCTTATAGGACTTTTCGGAAATTAATTTGCCGTCGCGGAAATACATTCGACGGCCATTGGCTCCTTTCCGAGTGTACAGTCCAACAGGCACAAGCAAATATCGTTTAATTGATTATATAAGCGTTTTGTGTTACACCGCTTTAGAACA